TAAACAGAGGGGAGGATTATGGATACCTAATCAATGAGAAACTAGCACCTAGAAGGAGGAGTATATGGGAAACATTGGAAGAGGAACTACAACAATAGAAAGGAGGGAATGGGATGGTAGATTATGAACTGCTTGCAAAAGAACTCACTAAATTCTTAAAGGCACACAAGCTCTTCTTGGGTAAGATAGACGGTCCGCCAGAGTATAACGATATCCGTGGATTTACTCCTATGGGTCAGCGTGAGATAGTTATACGAGAAGTGCCCCTCAGAAAAGACAACAGGGATATAGAATACTGTGGAGTAACTCCTACTGAGCTAGACGACACACTAAAGAAAGAGTTGCATTTTGATAACGGAGACTTACACTTTGCAGTTAGAGTTTTTCCAAAATATGCGAGGGAGGAGGTACGTGTGCAGGAGTTAGGAAATACAAGTAATGGGTTCGAAATGTTAGGAAATCCACGTATTTACTTCAGGATTTTCTTATACAAACAACAATAAGGAGGTATAAGAGATGTCAATGAAATTTGATACACTTGGTCGTGGAGACCAAGAGAAGGTATGCACAGACGTACTAATTTATGGAAGGAGTGGTGCAGGTAAAACATTCAGAGCGGCTACATCGCCGTCACCGTTCATTATCTCTCCAGACCCGACGGGTCACAGGTCAGTACCATACCCCATACCGGGTAAGGTAATCCAGAATCTTAGCGATGTGGATGAGGTGTTAGACTGGTTTGAATCAGGCCAGCATTTAGAGCACGGTATAAGAACGTGTATCATTGATGGCTTGAGCTTCTTCTATGATCTGTATACCACAGAGGTTGGCAGGTATTGGGTAGATACGCAGGGGGCAAAGGATATGGATATGATTCCTATTGCCGCTCGTAACAAGATTATGCAGTCGTACCGAAGGCTTGTCAGGAGAATGGTAAGTCTAACACAGATGGAAAACCCAGTCAATGCGGTGTTTACTACACTCGATGAAAGACTGGAGGAAGGAGACAAAGCACAGTTTCAGGTTAGACCGAAGTTCGGTTCAAACAATATGAACGAGAACTTCCCCGGCTTCTTCTCTGTGATTACTTACATTGAACCTGTTGGAGAGGAAGATGAGGACGGAGCACCATTGAAGACCCGAAAGATGCTCTTTACAGAGTATCGTGGTATCATGGCGAGAGACCGCTTGGGAGTATTTCCAGACTATGCTCCCGAAGCTCTCAATCTCAGCGAATACTTAAAATAAAAAGGAGGAAGATTTATGAGTTTGTTCGATTTTACAGGTATCTCAACAGAAGGTAGTGGAGTCACATTGGAAACAGGTAGGTACAAAGTATCTACCAACGACAGATGGACAGTAACAAAAACCGATAGCGGTAACATGACATTGAGGATTCCCTTCACTGTGCTTGAGCAAGGGCAGTACGAGGGCGGTACAGCTTCAATGTATCACACAATTATGTTACCACCATCTAACTACAACTCTATGGCAGACAAAGAAAAAGCAGAGATTGCAGACAAGATACGCTATAACAAACAGCTTACATTACAGTTATTTGCTAACTTGGGGCTAATCAATGAAGAAACAGACCGAGACCAGAACACTGGAGGGCTTCATGCAGACTTCGAGTATGGAGAGAAGGACGATTATGACAGAGTACCAGTTACATGTTTGAAAGTTGTTACACCTAATGGAGAAGAGCGTCGCAATCTAAACGGAAGGATAGCTCAAGCAGTAGTTGTACAGAGTAGCTACACCAAGACTGGAGTGAAGGTAGACCGCTTCGAGCCAATAGGGGACCCAAAAGGACAAAACACAGAGACACAGCCGTCTACACAACAGCCGACACAGCAGACAACGGAACAGCAACAACCGAAGATAAACAAGGGAATGCCATTCTAGAAAAGGGGGAAAGGGGGGCTCTATTAAGGGTCCCCCGATTTTTCTATGTTAAAAAAATTCTTTGAGCGAATATACGGAGACCAAAAGGGCTGGATATTTACAGCTTATAAGAACCATGAAACAGATGATTTCGGGCAGAAAAAATACGAGCCTAAGCAGATAGATTTTATGATAAACGAACTATTTGGATACAACGATAAGTCAAGTATATATTTCTGCCCGCACTTATTTGCAGATAACGGGAAGGGTAGGGTAAAGAACAACTCACTTGACACATACTGCCTGTGGGTAGATAAGGATAAAGGCAAGTTAGATGATCTTAAACCTAAACCTACCATATGCTGGCAGACATCAGAAGGTAGATGGCAAGCTGTCTGGGTACTTGATAGACTTATAGATATAGAAACAGCAGAGCTACTGAACAAGCAGTTGATAGAGGATACTAAAGGAGACCCCGGAGGGTGGCACGCAGGTAAACTGCTTAGAGTGCCGGGGAGTTTAAACCATAAATACAGCCAACCATTTCAGGGCTTCGTGATGTGGGACGATGGGCCAGTTTACCCACCGCACAAATTTGCACGGGAGGAGAAGACCCCAGAGCAGAAAGAGCTGGAAGAGTTAGCAGACCAGCCAGACATGCCTTCAAATATACCTTCCTTTTCTGAGGCGATAACCAGACACGGTAGAGGCATACCCAAAGCGGCATGGGATTTACTACAGAAACCACCACAGAAAGGGGATAGTTGGTCTGAACCCCTGTGGCGTTTGGAAGTGTTGTTGCTACAGTCAGGCATACCAGAGAGGGACGTCTTTGCTATAGTTAGAGACAGTCCGTGGAACAAATACAGGAGAGACAACCGTAAAGAAGACGACCTTTGGAAAGAGGTGCTCAAAGCTTCAAGGGAACAAGAGATAGAGACCCCTTCCGATGAGGAGGTACATGAGCTTCCGTGGGTGTCTCTTGATAAGTTAATGCTCCACGCTGAGAGACCTGAATGGTTAGTTGAGGATATATGGATGGAGAAGAATGTCGGCTGGATTGCAGGAGAGGGCAAGAGTTATAAGTCTGTGCTGTCATTAGACTTAGCACTATCAGTAGCTTCTGGAAAACCTTTCTTGGATAAGTACAAAGTAAACAAGCCGGGACCAGTATTGATGGTGCAGGAGGAAGACCCTCTATGGAGAGTTGCCCACAGGGTACAGACACTTGCTAACCATAAAGACTTGATGAAGATAGACATGGTAGCTAATGAAGAGCAGTTCTCTATGTCAGTACATCCAACTAATGTACCTCTGTATGTCGCCTGTGGGGGTAGTTTAACTTTCGCAGACGAAACCAGAATGGAAGCACTCGAGAGAACAATAGCCGCAGTTAGACCAAGACTGTTAGTACTTGACCCTATGTTCATGATGGCTGTAGGTTATGATGAGTTCAAAGCAGGAGAGATAACACAAGTTCTTAATGTTCTCAAGACATGGAGGAATGAGTATGACTGTGCTATAGCTGTAGTACACCACTATAACAAAGGTCAGGGGGCAGACACGACAAAGCTATATGGTTCTATGGCTCTGTATGCGTGGAGTGAGAACTCTCTACTCGTGCAAAGAGAATCACGGGAGGAAAATCTAATCTCTATCCGTAGGGACATTAAGGATAGTCCGTCAGATGAGATATTAGGTCTGGAGTTCTTTGACATTGATTTAAGCTATGACTTCCAGTTTAGGGAGCTGTCAGACAAGAGAATAGCAAGTGCAGGGGCTACAGAGATTGCTATAAGAGAGCTGTGTGCAACAGAAGAAGGAGGAGAGGCTACTCTAGAGGCTATAGCAGAGAAGATAGGAATGTCAATAAAGAGTGCAAGGGAACACGTTATGAAGCTTCAGAAAGACGGCAAGATTATGATAGATAAGAAAGGACGTGGTGGTAAGCTACACGTTAGCCCAAGCCCGCAACTTGCAGACAGTACGCCGGGAGGTCTTATATAATGGCGGACAAAATAAGGATTAAACCAGTCTACTGTAAAAATTGTGGGATGTACTTAGCGGATTGTAGAACAGGAACTGAGACTAAATGTCCAGACTGTAACACTTGGACTAAGACAGAGGAGGGAGGGAAAAGAAAATGAGTAACTGTGAGAACTGTACACTTGACTATTCAAACAGAATTGTAAGTTCTGGAAGTATTTATGCTCCGATCATGTTAGTAGGAGAAGCACCGGGAGCAGAAGAGGAAAAGAAAGGAGAGCCGTTTGTTGGTAAGGCAGGTAAGATACTCAGGTCTGTACTAGGTTATCTTGAGCTTGGTTCTGATGATGTGTACATGACCAATCTAGTTATGTGTCGGCCTCCAGAGAATAGAGACCCTTCCAAAGAAGAGATAAATAATTGCAGAGAGCGTCTGGAAAGTGAGATAAAAGAAGTAAGTCCTACCGTTATTGTTACTTTAGGTAAGATACCCGGGGAGGGTATATTGGGGGGTAAACTTAAAACTCACAGGGGAAGAGTAATTGACATGGAAGAGTATAAAGGTATAATGACATACCATCCTGCGGCAGTACTTTACGGGAAGGGGGACACACTATTCCCATATATACTGGACGACATAAGGAAAGCTAAGAACATAGTATACGGAAACTACCAAGAAATAGCTGAGAATAGCGACACGTCTGCTTTCATAGTAGATACTGTCGATAAGATGGAGACTCTACTTGAACGGTTAAAGAGCCTCGAGGATGGTACTATAGTATCTTTTGACTGGGAGACAACAGGTCTATCCCACCTGTGGGACTGTGGTTTCTGCTTTGGTTTGTCCTGGAAGGAACAAACGGGTGTTGCTGTCTCTATGGATCTGGTAAGGCTCTACTCAGAAAATATAAACGAACAGCTTAAAAGATTTAAGTTAGTTGGCTACAACTCTCTACTCTTTGATGGAAAGTGGAATGAGAAATACGGGTTATGCTCTGACACTTTCTTGGACGCACAACTTTACCACGCTCTTATGGACGAGAGACCGCAAGCCAGATCATTGACAAACTTAGCCCACCAGTACTTAGCTGCCCCAGACTACGAAGGAGAAATGCTTGCAGAGTACGGCACAGACAAGAAGAAATTTATAGAAGAAGTACCGCCGGAGGTAATATATGAATACTGTGCCAGAGACGTTGACTGGACTTTAAGACTGTCAAACTTCTTTCTCGGTAACACTTCAACAGAATACATGGAAGTATTCCTGAACCATATAAGACCCGCCGCTACTGCATTTGCTGACATAATGGAGAATGGGTTCTGGATAGACAGAGATAAACTATCGGAAGTATCTTTAGAACTAAACGAGACTTTGAGATACCATGAGGACCGGATGAAGCAGATTAGTGGTAAGGAAGATTTCAATCCACGCTCTCCACAACAGATAGGCAGATACCTGTGGGACGAGCTTAATCTTGAACAGCCAGACCTGTATAACAGAGACGACCGTTCGGTAGACAAGCCTACAGTTGCCGCTTTGATAGAAGCATACCCAGATGTACCCTTTCTGAGAGAGTTGTATGATTATAGAGAGAACTTTACTTTATACAGTAGATACGTTAGGGATCTGCCAGAGTATGTAGACCCTGACGGCAGGGTAAGATGTGACTACCATTTCGACAGGACCGAGACGGGGAGGTTGTCCACATCTAATCCCTCTATACACCAGATACCAAGAGAGTCCAGCATACGTAGTATCTTCTCAACTCCGCCGAACTACTCATTGATACAGGCAGACTACGAACAGATTGAGATGAGAATGGCAGCGTACATAGCGCAGGATGACAGTCTGGCAGAGATGCTTTCAAACGGTAGGGATTTCCACTCCCTGATGGCTTCAAGAGCCTACCGAATACCTTACGAAGAGGTTACAGATGACTTGAGACAAGCCGCTAAGGGCGTTTCCTTTGGGTTGTTATATCTTATGAGCGATAAAGGTTTGGTTGCTCAGACAGGGTTGCCGAGAGATGAGGCTGTGAACTTTGTTAAAGAATACAAGGATTCAATGCCGAAGGTTCAGTCATGGATGGAGGACATAAAGGCTCAGATTAGAAATAAGCAGTATATTGTGTCCCCGTTCGGAAGGTATAGACGCTTTCCGTTGCTGTTAGACAGTAACATTAACGGACTATTCCGTGAAGGGGTAAACTTTCCTATACAGTCTGGGGCTTCTGACCTCACATTAACTTCTGTAGTAAGAGTTCATAATTACTTGAAGAATTACTATCCAGAAGCTAAAGTAGTTGCTATGGTACACGATAGTTTAATAGCAGAGGCTCCAGACTATATAGCACAGGAGGTGGCAGATGTGATTAAACAAATAATGGAAAGTCCTTCTTTAGAGACTAATGTATCATTTCCAGTTGAAATTAAAATAGGAAGGAGATGGGGAGAATAATGCCACTACAGAAAGCAATGGTTTCCAGTAAGAGTAATGAATGGTCTACCCCGTGGGGTTTCTTTAAAGGGTTAGATAGAGAGTTTAATTTCACACTTGATCCATGTGCCAGAGACGATAATGCAAAATGTGAAAAGTACTACACTGCCGACGATGATGGACTTTCAAAGGACTGGAGTGAGGAAGTAGTATTTATGAACCCACCGTACGGAGGTAACACAAGAGCGTGGGTTGAGAAGGCGTACAATGAAAGCCTTAATGGGGCTACAGTAGTTTGCCTTTTGGTGTCAGCAACCGACCGATCTTACTGGCACGATTTTATATTCCCCTATGCGTCACAGATAAGATGGGTAAGAGGAAGATTAAAGTTTGGGGAATCAAAGAACACTGCTCCCTTTGCTAGTGCAGTGATAATCTTTGACAGTAAGAAATACAGTAATGTGTTTACATACGATAAGCGAATATAGTTTAAACATCCCACAGGAGTGAAGGTCTTTTCGCCAAAATGTTCTCTTGCTCTCCTGTGGGGTTTTCTTTCTAATACCCTCTTTTGTATCTCTCTTCAAGCATCTCCAAGTACGGAGCTCTTGCTTCTTCAGG